CGATGGAACAAATCTGTATTTATCGTCTGATTCCGGTGCAACTGGAAACAAAATCTCTCTGAGTCTTACTGCTCCAGATAGTTCTCTAAGCATCGACTCCTCTGGCAACGTCGGCGTGGGGGTTACGACATTCGGAACCTCTGCCGCTAAGGTTCTCGGTCTTGCAAACGCTACTGCTCCAAGCACTTCTCCTGCTGGCATGGGTCAGCTCTACGTCGAAGCCGGTGCGCTGAAGTACCGTGGAAGCTCTGGCACTGTCACCACAATCGCTAACGCCTAATATCCCATGATTACCCTCTCTTGGATCATCGAACGCCTTCTCGTTAAGCCGACCGAAGGCTCCCTCACCGATGTCGTCATCACCGCCGACTGGAGGTGCAACGGCACGCAGGATCAGTACAGCGGCACCTGCTACGGCAGCGCGTCGTTCGCTGCGCCCAGCGGTTCGTTCACGCCATATCCTGACCTGACGCAGGAACAGGTGCTTGGCTGGTGCTACGCCAATGGCGTCGATCAGAAGGCCATCGAGGCGAACGTCACCGCGCAGATCCAGAACCAGATCAACCCTCCGGTCATCGCTCCGCCGCTGCCGTGGGCGCCGGTGGTTCCTGAGCCGGTTGTTGTTGCGCCTGAAGCTCCCGTTGTCGAAGCTCCTGCCGCATGATCAAGATCGAACTCACACTGCAACAGTTGCAACAGCTTACCCAACTCCTCGTGATCGGGATGAAGGCTGGAGACGTTATGAATATGAAGGTTGGGCTTCCTTTGTACGAAAGCATTGAAGCCCAAGTGAACGCACAGCAGCAGCACAAGCCTGAGTAACCCATGGACGCGAGCAATCATGGCGGTGGATTCGGAGGTATCGTTGGGTTGCTGGGAACAGCGACCGTGGCAATGGTCGCATCCTACATCCCTGAACTCACCGAGTGGACTAGGTTCCTAACCGCCCTCGCCGCCCTAATCGCCGCCATCACGGCCCTCTACAAAGCCATCAAAAAGAAATGAACCCCAACGTCGCCTCACTCATCCGCCACGGTCTCAGCGCCGCCGGCGGCTTCCTCGTCGCAAAGGGCATGATCAGCTTCGATCAAGTCAATGAGATCGCCGGTGCGGTCATCACCCTGGCCGGCATCGGCTGGTCCGTTTTCAAGAACAAGAAGGCCGAGAAGAAGGCCGAGTAACATCCCGCCAGAACGGCAATGCATCGCCAGCGGGATTCACACCTCGCTGGCTTTTCCATTATGGACCCAATCCTCAGCATAGCCCAAGGAGTGGCCAACGCCACGCTCAACAAGATCATAGATCAGAAAGACCAAACCCTTGAAGATGGACAGAAAGACAATCGCCTACGCGACGATCTCCTTGCTCGCGCTGATGCCGCTGGGCTGCGCCCCAACAAGAGTGGTGATGGTCCCGCCAGGACAACCCGTCAGACTGGCTGAAAACGTCAAAGCCCATGTGTGGGCCAAAGATGCCAGCGGTAACACCGTCAAAAGCCGAAACCGCGTGACAATCCACGAGGGTTGGTACGCACTACCTCCAAGAGAATAGTATGGGAACACCACTCACAGGCAGTACCGTCGCCAGCACCTACACTGGCCTGCTGAAGACAGCCGATAACGCCACGCTGACAGGCACTCTCAGAACACTCAGCGACGGCAGCGGAAACGATTCCGCACTCCAAGTCTCCACCACCGCGCTCAACTCCACCGGAGACTTCAGCGTCGCAACCAGCCGCTTCACGGTCGCTTCCGCCAGCGGCAACACCGCTGTGGCCGGCACCCTCAACGTCACCGGTGCCACCTCTCTCAGCTCCCTTATTACCAGCGGCAATGCCACCATCGGCGGAACGCTCGGTATCACCGGTGGCCTCACGATTCCCGGCACCCTGTCCGTCACCGGCATCTCCACGCTCACCGGCGCGGTCGGAATGGGAAGCACACTCAACGTCACCGGACTCTCCACATTGGCCAGCCTTGGTGTCACCGGAGCTGCTACCGTTGGAACCACGCTGGGCGTTACCGGACTCTCCACGCTCGCGAGCCTCGCAGTCACCGGTGCCTCTACTCTCAATAGCCTCGGTGTTACCAATGCGGCCACGATCGGTACCACGCTCGGTGTAACCGGATTGTCCACCCTGGCAAGTCTTGCGGTGACGGGGGCCTCTACACTGGATAGCGCAAGCATCACTGGGGCTGCTACCGTTGGAACCACTCTCGGGGTCACAGGTAACACGACCCTATCGGCAGACCTAGCCGTCAACGGAAACACCACAATCGGAAACGCTTCCGGTGATTCGCTCACGGTCACGGCAGGAGCTGTTACAATCAACAATCTCCCATCCAAGACAGTCCCTGTTGATGCAGACACCATCCTTCTCAGGGATTCAGCAGCCTCCAATGCTCTCAAGACCACCGCTGTCTCAGCGTTGAGCGTTGTCAAATTCGTTTATTCTGAAGGGTTTTCAAAAACTGGTGGTGGTGGTCAGTCCATAGCAATTACCACAGGCACCCCGGTTGCAATTCAAGAAGCCGGATCCACATCAGATTGGACATACACTTGGAGCCCAAAAACCGTTGGAAACAAAGCCCTGATCAGAGTCTCAGTTCCGGTTGAGGCAAGCGTTCAAGGAAGTGTCTACATCGGCATCGCAAAAAACCCGTACTCGGCTCCAGGAGACTTCATTGGCGTTGGAGCAGCATACGCTTCAGCAGCAGCAGCTTCTCCTGTCAATGTGATAGCTGACATGGTTTTCACTTCCACATCTTCATCTCACACCTTCAAGATTTACATCGTATCAGCCACTCAAACCTTGGTGATAGCCAGAAACTCGGCTGGATATTACTTCGGCCAAACAGGCTCAACGCTGCAAGCTAAGGTCCAATTTGAATTGATCGAGTATACATGAAACCCTCCGAAGTAGCCCAAGCGGCTTGCGACAAGCTCTCGTTCACGGACTCGGCCACGCTCGCGTTGGCCAAGAAGTTCTGCATCCGCCGCTACTCGATGATCTGGGACTCGTGCCTCTGGAACGATACCCTCGGAGTCGTCTCAACACCCGTCACAGACGGCCAAGAACTCGTCACCATCTCCGAGTACGTCACCGCCACGTACACTTCCGGGACCGGTTACAACATGTTCCTCGACTTCCCGGTCGCATCCCGTTTCACGGTCTCCGGTGATACCGATGGTATCGAAGTACCAGCCGCCGAATGGGTCTCGTTCTTCCAGCTCGATCCCAACACTTGGAACAACGTCGATAGCCGCAAGTCCACACCCGGCAACTTCGTCAACTGGGCTCGCGTCCTCGGAGTCTCCTACGGTGAAGCCGGTGTCCCGCGCATCAAGCTCATCCCGACACCCAATACCAACGGCACCCTCTTCATCCTGGGCAAGAAACAGTCCCAGATGCGCCAGTTCGGCGAAGCCCAGACCATCTCGAACGATACCAACTTCGAGCTGCGCGGCGTCGAGAACGCACTGATGGCCTACACAGAAGGCGATCTCCTCGAATACTCCCGGCAGTACGGGAAGGCGCAGGCCAAGTTCCAAGAGGGCGCTGCTCAGGTCTCCATTATGAAAGACATGGAGCGTGGCCAACAGCAGCAGATCAGCCGCATCATCCCGGATAGCCTCTACGATTACACGTTCCAGGACATCCTCTAATGCCTTTCCAATCCTCAGACGCGCTCGATGACCAGATGCTTCTGGATGGAAGCACTGGCTTCTCCACCGGGGTCATCTCCGCCACTCGTCCCGATGCCATTCCTGCCACCAGCATGGAAGAGGCAATCAACATGGACTATGACGACTTCGGCAACCTCGTCACACGCCTCGGGACCCTGTCGCTGACCGGCAACAGCGAATCGCGCAACTGGGAAGACATCATCACCAACTGGGAGTCCACCACTTCCAACTTTGCCAGTAACCTACCCACCAACTCGCAGGTCTTCTCTGGCTTCTATTTCGATACCGCGGCTTCCGAGCGCCTCGTAATCGCCGTTCTCAATCGGAACACCGGTATCAAGGATCTCTACTACGGTTCACCCGGAGTCTCGTACAATTCGATCGCAAGCTCGACGATCAACGACGCCTCCCGGTTCGTTTACTTCGCACAGCTCAACGACAAGCTCTTCTACGCGGACGGCTATAGCGCCCTGCGTTATGTCACGAGCACGAATACCAACGCGGCAATTACAGCCGGCAAAGTCAGCCGCATCGATGTGATCAGGCAGGGTTCAGGTCACAGCTCGATTCCCACGATTACCATATCGGCTCCGCCAAGCGGTGTAACCGCAACAGCCACCGCCATTGTGGCCAATGATGGCAACCTAGTTGCGATCACTATCACGGACCCCGGCAGCGGTTACATCACGGCTCCTACGGTTTCGATCTCACCGGCAAACCAGTCCCACGCGGTCGCATTCGTATCACTCGCCGCCCCCGCCAAGCCGCTCTATCTCACCACCCACACCAACCGTCTGTGGGCCGTGTCCGCGGATACCACAATCCAGCCAGATACCCTCTACTTCTCGGACATCCTCGATGGCGAGTCGTGGGATCCGCTCGGTTCCATTCGTGTCGGTGGCGATGGCGATCCGATCCGCGGGCTCTACTCGTGGTTCGGCTACAAACTCCTCGTCTTCAAGGAACGCTCAATTTGGAGCGTGGATGCCGATCCTACGCAGGATCCAGCCGATTGGGTCATCACACTCATCTCGGGCAATATCGGCTGCTCCTCGCACCGTTCGATCACCGCAGTCGGTGCCGATGTATTCTTCCTGTCTCGCGACGGCATCCGCTCAATGGCCCAGATCCAAGCGGGTACCCAGACCAGCGTTGGCCTCGCGCTCAGCAGCCCGATCAACGACCTGATCAGCCGCATCGACAAGACCAAGCTGGAATACTGCGATGGCGTGTTCTGGAACAACCGCTACCTCTTGGCCGTTCCGTTCGTTACCGCTGGTCCGTTCTCCATCGGGTTGGAAAGTGAAGAAGCACTTCTGCTCGAATCCGGTTCTTCAATCGAACTCGAAGGAACCTTCAACCAGAACAACGCGGTCATCGTCTACCACTCACTGGCCCGCTCGTGGCTCGGTTACTGGGACAACTGGCAGGTCAACGACTTCATACCCACCGCCTTCTCGAACTTCGGCCCCGTGCTCATGTTCGCCGGCGACATCATCTCGCTGAGCGATGGTGCTGGCCAAGTCTGGTCTTTCAACGACTACCTACCCAACACCCGCCTCAGCCCCGTGCAGCAGTCTGCTTACCTCGACGGCGGTAGCACCTACCAATCCACGGTCATCACCAAGGCGTACAACCTCGGGGAACCCATTCCGGACAAGATCGGATACAGCATCCAGATCGCGCTTGATAATCCGTACGCTTCGAGCATCGGCGCATCGCTCTCATACGCCACGAACATGAGCGGGACGTTCACCTCGATCGATCCCGCGATCAGCATCCCGAGCACTCAGAAGTTCCTGGCGGCTTACAACCTCATCAGCCGAGGACGTTGGAACAACATCCAGTTCAAGATCAACACGACCAGCGGAAGCCGGTTGAGTCTCCAGTCCACGATACTTTCTGGCTTTGTTGATTCTGTGCGTCCTCAGCAATGACCGCACATCCCACCATCATCGAAGCGGCACAACTGCTGAGACAACATTGGCCTACTTGTTCCACGTGGAACGATGATCAGTTGCTCAACTGGATTGGAATCTTCAATGCCAAGAAGCTGATCGGAATTGTGAAGAACGAGGATGGTAAGTGCGTTGGCGTAGGGGCTGTTCGATTTCTCAACTCGATAGAGGAGTCCGAGGATCTGAACAACAACTTCCCAGACGGTCACATCGCGTGGATCGAGATCGCTATTGGTGCTGAGCCATATGCGGTTCAGACACTCTGGTTGGCCATGATGGGGCTGTGCTCGAAGAACGTCACCAAGCTGGGTGGGTTCCGCAAAGGCATTTCCCGTTTGTACGATTTTGACAGGTACTCCAAACTACTGATGAACCGAAGGATTTCCTATGGGCGGCACGTATAAAGCACCAGACATTGCGGCGGCGAATCGAGAAGCCGTGATGGCCTCGATCGAAACCTTTCCGCTCCAGCGCGAGATTGAGGCAGCATCCCGGATAGGGGCCAAGGTTCGGGTTCCTATCTACAAGGATGGAAAGGAGACCGGTCAGTTTAGAGAGGTTGATTTTGGTCCTGTTTCCGACATTGCTCAGACGAGGGCAATCGGTCAGGCATTGGCCGATCTGGCTCCGATTCAGGCACAACGCGAGCTTGAAGCTGCAAAACTTTACGGCACTCAATTTGCGGATCAACGCCGCAGAGAGCTTCAAGCTCTTGACCCTGAGCGGTACGGCACCGCTGCTGTCGATGGAAGACCCGGGACTCCTGGTCTCTATTCCCAATTCCTGAGCGACATTGGCAGGGCTCCCATCTCTGAGACTTCTCCCGCCGCTCCCTCCTACGAGCGCGTGGGCATGCCTACTGGCCCGCAGGATACCGGATACGCCCAGTCGATCCGCAGCGATCTCGAACGCCAGATCGGAGCCGGCCTTGCTCAGGCTGGCACTCTCGATCCCACGATGATCCGCGCTGCCGAGCAAGCCGCTCGCGCCCGCGGAACCGCTACCGGCAACATCCTCGGCAACCTCTCCGCTTTCCGAGAGGCCCGCGCCGTCAACGAGGCGATCGCCAACGCGGATGTGCAGCGCCGGCAGCAGGCCATTGGTCTGCTCCAGAGCGGCCAGACTACGAGCGATGTCGCCAATCGTCAGGCGCAGGAGGCTTTCAACAACATCCTCGCAGCCACCGGTCAGCGGAATACTGCGATGCAGCAGAGCTTCGCAGGTCAGATGTCCGCGCAGCAACAACAGCAGGCAGGTCGCCAGCAGAACATCGCCAACATCCAGTCTGCCCTGGGACTCCAGCCAATCGTCTCGCAAGCCGCTCAGCTCGGAGGTCTCCAGCAGGGCGCTTCGCCGTTTGCTGCTCCTCAGCTCATGCAGGGTATGCAACAGGCGGGTCCGGGGCAGTTGATGCAGATGGGTTCGAGCTTCGCGCTACAGAACGCCCAAAACGCGTTCCAAGCGTCGCAAGCTGGTTCTCCTCTATCGATTCTCAAGGGTGTTACTGGTGCAATCGGAAGCCTCGGTGCAGCCGCCGGCTGTTACGTGGCCCGCGAGTGCATCCCCGATCAGTGGGAGGCGTTCTACTTCTGGAAGGAGCTTGTCGGTCCCAAGTGGTTCAAGAGCTTCTACGACAGCAATGCCGAGAAGTTCGCCAAGTGGCTCAAGAACAAGCCGAAGACCAAGAAGATCGTGGCCAACTGGATGCTCGGTCGAATCAAGAGCTTGGTGCCTAAGGCTTGATCTATGGCAACCGATACCAGCACAGATACGTCAGGATCTGGAACGGATTCATCAAGTCCGAATCAGGCGTCTGAGAGGCTATATCTTGCCGGCGACCAGTATCTGCCATGGGGAGCAATCATTCCTGGCACGGGTGGACTTCGAGTTGGAGATGAATATGTCGATAACGCTGGGAATCGCTGGGACTGGCAGATCGATGACTGGGAATACAATAGGCCAGCAGTCGATCTATCGACCCCTCCAACCCCTAAGTTCGGACCAGTAACTCGATCCGGATACGCCCAGCCTCCGGTCGATCCGCTGAGCTACTACTCGACTCCTGAACCGACTCCTGAACCGACTCCGTACACTGGTGGGCCAACAAGGTGGACCGAGATCAATCGTCCCGCTTTGGATCTGAGCAATATCCAGACGTTTACTCCGGTTTCATCGCCTGCTCCTGAGCCAACCTCGCCTCCTGTATCTCAGCAACCAACCTACAGCAGCGAGGGAGAAGACTCTGGAACCAGCCTGATAACCGATGAAAACAGGGAAAGGTACATCAGGGAAGGTGGGATGAATCTTCAGGGACCATCGGAACCCACTCCGGTGAATCCTCTTCCTGAGACATCTCTCCCAAAGGTGGAAGATGTTAATACCAACATTTTTTCAGGCGTTGTCACAAACCCCGTCCAAGGAGGCGAGAAGCCTTACTACATAGAGGACACTGGTGTTGCCGGCCCCGCTATAGAGAGCAAGCCTATCACTCCAGGGTTGATCCCGTTGGATAAACCTCAATTCACCTTACAGCCCACAACCAGTTTTCCGTCAACGACCACTCGCAACCCCATCGTACTCCCCGGTGCCTCGGTGCTGAGCAGGCCAGTCATCACGACCCCGTTGCCCGAGCTTCCGGTAAACCCCGTGCTGACTCGCAATCGGGACATGGCTTCGAGCAGGTACTTCCGCGATATCAACTACGATCCCGAGGAGATCCTCGCCGCGGCGATGCGAAGCATGGGCGGTCGCATGGCCCGCCGGTCAATTCTCAACGAACAGAGCTAACGATCTATGGCTACACCCGAAGAAATCAGAAAGAAACTTGAGACTCAGGCTACGCAGCGTGTGAATCCGCTGCTCAAGGGCCTGACCATGCTGACCGGAGGTCTGGCCGGCGAGTTCACTGGCACCAACGAGCAGATCCGTCAGCGCAATTTGGCCAAACGTGCTCTGATGGAAGAAGATCTTGCTGCGTTGCAGGAGCAGCGGTTGAACGAGCGCATGAAAGCGCAGCGCGGTCAGATGCTTGAGGATGAACTCAAGAGAATCACCGCTCAGGATGAAGCCATTACCCGCCGTCAAAGAGAAGGCGAAGCTGTTGCTCGTGAGGCGAAACGGCCTGCAATGGTTGGGTATCTCAGGACTCGTCCCGACTATCAAGCCGGTGGACCTATGGCCATGCCGATTCCTGCTTTGGAGTCGATGGACACGCTGGAGGAAAGCGTTGCCATGGAAAAGTCACGCCAGGATCAAGAGGAAGAGGCTCGCAAACAGAAGAGCGGTTACACGCAGGTCAATGTTCCGGGTTTCGGAACGATCGGAGGAACTCCTGATCAGATCTCCGCGATGGCCGAGAAGTATCCGCAGGTCAAGGAGTTCATGTCTGCACAGCGCCAGCCTGAACCCAAGTTCAACGTGAACTGGGCCATGGACGAACTGTCTGGCCAACCTGTTCCAAGGATTTCATTCAAACCCGGCACTCCGCTTCAAGAGCAGCGCAAGATTGTTGCCGAACTGTACGGTCAAGGTGGCGAGACGAATCCGTTTGGAAATCCTCCAGCTCCAGGAGCACCGTCTGCAAAGAAAGAAGAGGAGCCCACCAGCATCCCGGGCTACAACGTGCGAGTGAAGCGATAACCCTATGCCAATCTACGAGGTCACTCAGGAAGAGACGGGAATCACTCTTGAGCTTGAAGGTGAGCGGCCTCCGAAGAAGGAGGATATCGATCGCGCCTTCGCTTTTGCAGGTGCTCAGAAGTATCCCAATGCGCCTGTACTCCAAGCTCCTCCGAGTCTTTTAGAGCAGGCCAAAGCTGTCGCTCCTTCGTTCGCTCGTGTTGCCGCTCCTTTGGCGTTCGGAACTCCGATGCCACAGGATGTGGCCACAATCGGTCGCACGTTGCAGAAAGTCACAGGACAAGAGCCAAAGCCTGAAATGCTTGATGCAGCCTCTCGAATCGATCGAGAAGGCATGATGGCGTTACTGTCTGCTTCTCCAGAGAAGCGGGAGCTTGGCGCTCGACTCGGCAGTCAGTTGGCCGACATAGCTAGGATCGTCAGTCCTGGCGTTGCTGCTATTCCTCAATCTGCCACACGCGCTGGAGGTGAAGTCGCCGGTCAGGTCGCTGCCGACCTGCTCTCTCCGATGAACCTCATGACACTCGGAATCGGAGGAGCAGCACGTGGTGCTGCGGCAATTCCAGAGGTTGTTGAAGGAGTCTCTCGCGCTGGTGCAATCTCCGATGTGCGTAGAGCCGCAGAAGCCGCTAGAGCTTCTCAGATCCTTGAGGAAGGCATTCCGGCTGCGCTCGCTCCCGAAGTCACTCGTGGTGCTATCGGATCAACCGGAGCCGCCCTTGAGGCATTGGCCGACCCCAACGTCAGCCCAGAAGAGAAGCTCAAGACTTCGCTCGAAGCCGCTGTCAGCACATTGTTCGCGGCAGGACTTGGAGCTCAAGTTGGACGCACATTCGGATTCAAGCGCGGTGTCACTCAGGCTGAAGTGCTTGAAGGCATAGCTTCGCGCAAGCAAACCGTTGGAGAGGCCATCAGCAAAGTGAGCGGACTCATCGATGAGATGGACCGCCTTGTTGAGCCTCCGACTCTTGAAAGAATCAGAGAGGGATTCACCGAACTTCGTCAGCAACTGAATCCTGACGAACCGTTTGTTTATCGACCCGAGACCATTGGAGAAGGCCCTCGCGCTCAGGTTGAAGGTGGAATGCTTCCTCCGCGTGAAGTGGTTGAACCAGAGGTACCTTCCACGCTTCGCACGCAGGACGAAATCTTGCAGGCCAGTCTTCGTGCTCGGGACGAGAGAATCGCCGCAGAACAGCAGCGGGCTTTGGAACGCGAAGCCGCTGGCGCTGGAACACCTCTTCGTACTGCCAAGGAAGCTCAGGCCGAAATGGCTGCTCGCCGTCAACGTGTTCGTGAACAAGCCGCTTTGATCCGAGAAGGGCTTCGTCGTGAGCTTACCCCTGAGGAAGTGATGATTGAGCAGGAGGTTCAACCGCGTCCTTCTGCCCGTCAGATTGCCGAAGAGCTGCGCCGACAGATCGAGCCTCGCATTGAAGCACCTGAGGTTCTGACTGAACCCAGACGCGCTCGTGAAGGTGGCCTACTACCTCAACGAGAGGCTATCGTTGAAGAGTCTGTTCAAGAAGGTACCCCGCTTCGCAGCGCCGAGGACATCATGGCTGAACGGCTTCGCGCCCGTGATGAGCGTGTGGCCGCTGAACAGCAGAGGATTGCGGCAGAGCAGGCTCGCGTTCCTCTTGAAACTGCCAGCGAGAAACTCGCTCGTGCTCTCGAATCAAGAGATCGCCGACTCGCCGCTGAAGCAGCTGCCGAAGCGTTGGAGTCAGGCGCTGCTCGTGGTGAATCCGTAAGAGTCACCAGGGCAACGGTCGAGAAGTTGCTTCGGATGAAGGAGAAGCCGGCAGGCCAATCCGTTGCTGAGGAAACGATCTTCAACGAGGTCTGGAACAAGGCGCTCGAAGAGACTCAAGGTAAATCAAAAGTACCTGAATGGAATGGAACAAAACAAGTTCCAGGAATGTGGAAATACAATACAGAGGGAAAAAGGTTTGGATTAGATGTTGAATACAAATTAAGCCCAGTCAAAAAGATACCGACATCTGATATCAAATCAGGTGAATTTGATTCTCCATTAACAGGGGATCAAGTTAATGATATAGCCGCTATTCTTAAATCGGATCCAAATCAAATACCGCCTATTGTTGTTGAAATAAACGAATCGGGTCAATTGGTGGTTGTTGATGGAGAGCATAGATTTGGAGCTGCAAATGCAATTGGATTGAAAGAGATTCCAGTCAGAGTTGCGATGCGATCAGATTTACCAACAAAACAATACGCTGAAAAAGCAAATCAAATTGCCCAAAAACTTGAAGGTTTAAGAGTTAAAGTCGAACCCGGTGTCGGTGCAAACCCGTTCCCTCAACTCATGGGCGCGGCTTGGAACGGTGCGCTGTCGGTCGCCCAAGCTGTGATTCGCGCTGGCGGATCTGTGGCCGACGGTGTTGCCGCGGGAATCCGCTATGCCAAGCAGAACTTCCGCGAGTCGTTTGATGAGAATGAGTTCTCGAATCAACTCACGCGCACGATTCAAACTCCTGCTGAGATCAAAGCTCCTCCGGTCATGGAGCCTCGCCGATTCGCTGAGCGCGTTGCTGCTGCTCCTGGCGTTCCACCCGTCATTCGTGAAGCTGTAGCCGCTTCTCCAGAGGCTGTGTATAGGCAGCAGAATGTTGCCGCTGAAGTGGCCGATGCGTCCACCAAGACAGACCGTCAGTTGGCCGCAGACATCATCGATCCGGAATCGAACACTCGGGTGATTTCGGGGATGGAGCAGTTCAATCGCCAGATTGCCAGTGGCGACATGGAGGGCGCGACCAAAACCGCACTGTCGCTTTCAAAGAGCGGTACCACCTGGGGTCAGCTCATCAACCAGTTCAAGCTCCTCAAGTCAGCCAGCCGTGAGGGCGTGATCCAGCTCGTCACAAAGTCGCTTGAACAGAACAAGCGCAAGCCGATGACTCCAAAGCAGGCCGAACAACTCGGCACTGCAATGGATCAGTACAAGATCGCTCAGGACGCTGCGACCGCCGCCCGTGTTGAAGGCCGTGGTGCTTTCGAGTCTAACAACCCCGCGGAAATCCAGAGTGCCATCGATCGAATCAACGCTGCTGACACGCTTCGCATGGAAGCGGATGTGGCGTTGAACGAGACGATCTCCAAAATCAATCCGTCGTCTGCCGCTGATCTCTTCGTGTCGCTCGTTCAGGGATCGGTCATGGCCCCGATCTCCATCGTTCGCAACGTGGTCGGCAACGCCATCAACCTGCCGCTCCGCGAGACTGCCGACATCACTTCGTCGCTCATAGACATGGCGCTGTTTGGAAGCAAGAACAACGCTTACAACTACAGGTCTCGGTTGCTCGATCGTATCAAGGCGTTTGGACAATCTTTGCCCGCTGCACAGAAAGCGATTCTCAGGGGTTCCAACGCCAACCCATACGAACTGGGAACAAGCATCGGAAACCCGCTCAACTTCCAGCGGGCGTGGAAGAATCTGTACGAGGCCATGTCCGGTGAGTACCGAGGAAACGTGGCCCGCAATATCGTAGAAGCCACGGTCGGCGTGATGCCCGACATCATGCTGAGACTGACTCAGGCGACCGACATCCCGTTCAAGCAGGCCAACCGTGCGGCGATCGTCTCTGAGTTGGGACGCATGCGCGGTCTCACCGAAAGTCAAATCAAGCTGGCACTCAAGGATCCTGAGCTTGCGCTGATCTCTGATCAGGCTCGTGCCAATGGGCGCAAGGGATTCACCGCGGATGACATCAACACGATCGAAACCGAGGCCGCTCGGTCAGTGTTCCAGCAGGACAATTCCGCCACCCGCATGGTGGCCGGCATCAACCGGTTCATCAAACAGGAGACTGGTTCTCTTGGATACGTCCCGTACCGCCTGATCTCGCTCTTCCAGAAGACGCCGATCAACGTCGCCGCAGAAGCATTGCAGTTCACTCCTGCTGGCGTTCTCAGGAACTGGAGCAAAATGAGTGTGCGCGACCGTGAGCAGGCTGTTGGCCGGCTCATCGTTGGAAGCATGGTGATGGGGGCGTTCTCCTATCTATACGACAAGGGTATCGTCACCCCCAACCTCGACACTCCTGGCGAGACGAACAAGGCCCGCGAGTTGGCCAAGGCTGGTGGTGTCATGCCTCCCGGAACAATCAACGTGTCGGCCCTGCGCCGCCTGACTTCGGGTCAGGATCCTAGCTTCCAGCCGGGGGACACCGTCAAAGACTTGTCAGCCCTCGGAACCATGGGCGCTCTCGGCATCATCGTTGGATCCTCGAAGCGTATCGCAGAGCGTTCACGCACCGATGAACCTGACTTCTTCGCCCTCGGAAAGGGGTCTGCTCTGTCTGGCATCAACTTTGTAATGGAGCAGCAGTTCCTCAAAGGAACGAGCGACCTGATCAAGCTGATGTCCGAGGAATCGGGCGCTTCGCTTGAGCGGTTCGTGAAGAATCTGGCGGTTACCGCTGCATCCCCAGTCGCCCCATCTACTCTCGGTTCCATTCGCCGCGCTGAACGCGAGTACCTGCCCGTCACGGGCGGAGAAGGCATCATTAAGGACACGGTAAATGAGCTAAACCAGCGGTTCGCAGCCCTTGGATTGGCCATCCCTGGCACGAAGGATCCGAATGCGATGCCGGTGCGCCGTGATCTGTGGGGAGAAGCGGTTGAGCAGACACCGAAGGGCAACAACCCGTGGGTTTACCAGTTCCTTTCGTTCGCCAAGAACCGAGAGATCGATGCCGATCCACTGAATGCTTCAATTTACCGCGTGTGGCGCAGGACTGCGGACAACAAGGCGCTCCCGTCAGTGCCGAATCCGCAGCTCACCTACAAGAATCAGACGTTCGAGCGCATGACGCCTGAGCAGTTCGACCGATACGCTCAACTCGTAGGGTTTTACCGACGGAAGTTCTCTGAACGAGCCTTTATGAGCGGGGCCTACCAGCAGCGCGGTGATGAATCTCGCATCAAGTTGTTGTCCGAGGCTTACGACAACGGGCTCAAGCTCGGAAAGCTCAGATTCCTCAAGGAATTGCGAGAATCCGGCCAGACTTTGACCCCGGTCGCTCCCCGTCGAGGCTTCGAGGAATAATTTCCGCAAGAAATAGTTTGCAACACTGGGCAACACGGGGTACGTTCTTCCCCGTGAGCGTAAAACTACTCTCGATCAAAGAGATCGCACAGACCCTCGGGACTCATCCCGAGACGGTGCGTCGATGGATCAGGGATGGTCGGCTTCCAGCCATGAAGGCAACGAAGCGCACGATCCGTGTTCGCTCCGACGTCATCGAGCAACTACTCCGAAACAACAGCAAATGAACGCAATCGCAACGACAACCGCTGATGCATCCTCCGAGATGTACAGCAAGATCGCAGACCCCATCACCGCCATCGAGAAGATGGGCGAGTGGATCGCAGCCAGCGGAATGCTGGGATGCACCAAGGTCGAACAGGGCAAGCTCATCGCGTGGCAATGCGCCGCCGAGAAGAAGACCCCGTTCGATTTCAAGCGCGAGTACCACATCATCAACGGATCTCTCTCCATGAGGAGCGATGCCATGCTGGCCGGCTACCGCGCCCGCGGCGGCAAGGTGGTGTGGAAGCAGTTCGATACCAAGGCAGCCATCGCTGTTTGGTCCTACGATGGTAACCAGTGCGAGATCGGGTTCTCCACCGAGGATGCCAAGCTCGCCGGTCTCCTGCCCGCTAAGCCGGGTTCCGGATGGGCCAAGGATCCCGGTGCTATGCTCCGCGCTCGGTGCATCAGCAAAGCGATCCGCATGCTCGCGCCAGAGGTTGTGGCCGGCATCTACACACCGGAAGAGACCGAGGACTTCCAGCCAGCCATTGCTGAGACGCCTGTCGCTCCCACTAAGAGCTTCGACCTCTTGGCCAAGCTGGAAGAACTCTTCGAGTCACGCGAGTCCGATGTGAACGCGCTGCTGCTCAAGGCCGGTCGCATCAAGGAAGGTCAGACCTTCCGCGATCTGGATGACACCTTTGCCAGCAAGTACATCAGCAAGCCTGACCTCATCCTGAGCAAGCTGCCCGTGATCGTGACCCCTGAGATCGTGAACGCGGAGGTGCAGCCGTGAGCGGAGAAATCATCTGCAACATGCCGGCGGCGATCTACCACGGCACCAAGGCACTCTCAAAGTCTGGACTCGATCAGTTCCGGAAGTCGCCCGCGCACTTCCGCGCTTGGCAGGATGGCACTACCAAGAACGAGTCGTCGCCTGCGCTGGAGTTCGGGACCGCCGTTCACATGGCGATCCTTGAGCCTGAGCTGTTCGCCAAGTCCTACGCGGTGTTCACCGGAGATCGCCGCACCAAGGACGGCAAAGCAGCCTACGAGGCCATCATCGCCTCAGGCATGAACCCGCTCAATCAAGAGCAGTGGGACAACATCACCGGAGCCGCCGCCGCGGTTCACGCTCACCCTGCCGCAGCGCCGTTACTCAACGGCATCCAGACCGAGGTCTCGTGCTTCGACTCGTGGAATGGCGTGAAGGTCAAGGCTCGCATCGATGGCCTCGCCAAGGACTACATCATCGATGTCAAAACCACCCAGGACGCCTCACCCGCGGCATTCGGCAAGTCGTGCGCCCAGTTCCGTTATCACGTGCAAGCCGCGTGGTACCAGCGCATGACCGGGGTCAACCGGTTCATCTTCATCGCAGTCGAGAAGGAAGCGCCCTATGGCGTGGCCTGCTACGAACTCGATCAACAGGCCATTGACCTCGGTCACTCAATCATCGAGGAGCAACTCCGCACGTTCGTCGAATGCCAACAGCTCAACTCTTGGCCTTGTTACTCATCAACCATCCAATCACTCTCGCTGCCCGCGTGGGCGGCTCGTCAGTCCGAATAAACAACACACATCCCAACACATGAAATTCAAAGTCGATCGTTCCCAAGCCGAAGTGAAGCCGTTTGCCGGCCCCGGCGAATACACTGTCATCGTCAACTCCTGTAAGGATGACGGTCTGGACAAGAGCGGTAACAGCGTCGCAACCCTGCGATACAAGGGTCCATCCGGGGAGGTCATCAGCGACCGCTTCGTTCTCAAGGACACCATGATGTGGCGCATTCAGGCGCTGATCAGTGCGACCGAGGCAAACATCGATGACGGTGCTGAGTTCGATTTTAGCCTCAACGGAGCCTTCTTCCGATTCCTCCAAGGCTTCGTTGGACTGTCCCTCGTGATCGTCCTAGAAGAGGAAAAGTACACCGACAAGTTCGGTGCTGAGCAGACCGCTCTGCGTGTCCGTCGCATGAAGAAGGTGCCGAGCGATAACGACACCATCTGACCTACAAACAAAAGCCCCCCGGAGAGTGCAGGCTCCGGGGGGTGACATGAGTCCAAAACAAACAAACAAAGCGCAACGACACGCTATGCAGACCAAAGATCATCCGGAAACCATTTCGACGCAAGCATTTCTGCTGCGTCCCTACCAGCAACGAGCGGTCGAGTGGGCCAAGTCTGGAGCTGATGGACTCATCATCGCACCCGCGGGGAGCGGCAAGACCCTCATCGCTTCCTCGATCATCAAGCATTTCTGCCAATTTCCGACATGGACATTTGGATGGCTCGCCCCCACCCGAGAGACATGTCAGCAGGCGGTTGCTTCGCTTCATGCGATGGGCGTCAATACCTCCCGCGTTGAGGTCCGTTGCCCCCATGAATCAGTCGATTTCTCCAGGAAGAACCTGATCATCGTGGACGAGGCGAAGCACAGTCCCGCTGCCACTTGGCTCAAGATTATCGAGTCATGCAGCGGCCTGCGATTTGGATTCGATGCGACCCCTTGGTCCGATGATCCAGAGCGTAATGAGATCCTTCGCAAGCTCTTCCGCGATACCCAGTTCGAAATCCGCCGGGATGAACTGGCCGGTGTGTTGGCTCATGCAACCGTGCACATGAGTTCCGCCACCGACCTGCATATCCAGGCGAAGATCGATGACCACATCGAAAGATTGTTCGCAGAACGCAAGCGGTATATGAGGATCAGCCAGCCAGAACTCCGTGCCATGTGCGCTTGGGAGGCTCTCACAGAGATCGGTATCTGCGGTAACCAGACACGCAACGCTACCGCAATCATGTTGGCCAACTGCCACTCTACAACCGGACCCACCCTCGTTTTGGTTCCCCGTGTCACACTCGGAGAAATGTACGCCAGCAAGATCGAAGGATCGGTACTGGTTCACTCCAAGATGCCCAAGAAGTCTCGGAAGTACGTCATGGATGAGTTCCTCAAAGGCCACATCAAAACCATGATCGCCACCTCTCTGGCCGACGAGGGATTGGATCTGCCGAACGTCCACACGCTGGTCATGGTGTCCGGTGGGCGGAGCGCCCAGAAGACCATCCAGCGGGCCAGCCGTGCGCTGCGTCGAGCGCCAGGAAAGGATCACGCGATCATCCACGACTTCCGCGACACCTTCCATCCGCTCGCAGAAGCCCACGCCAAGAAACGCATCAAGTGCTACAAGGAACTCGGATGCTCAATCGTATGAGCACCGCACTCACCATCGTCTCCATGGCCGTGCTGATGCCGCTCTGCGTGATCGCAGGTGTCTACGTAGGCCACACTCTCACTATCAAATCCCAACAAACCAAAACCAAATGAGAATCCTGAACCTTGGCGGTGGCGTACAGTCAACGACGCTCTATCTGATGGCCCTCAAAGGTGAGATTGCTCCGATAGAATGCGCCATCTTCGCCGATCTGGGCGAAGAGCCGAAGTCAGTCTACGTCCACATGGAGTGGCTCAAGAGTCTGGGTGGGCCAATTGTCCATGTCGTGTCTGCCGGGATTCTTGGTGACGACCTAAAGCATGGAGTCAATTCATCGGGAAGATTTGCATCAATCCCTGCATTCACCGCTCAGAACGAAGGTGAGCCGCTTGGGAAGATCCGCCGTCAATGCACCAGCGAGTACAAGATTCTGCCAATCGAACGATTCATTCGACGTAATCTTCTTGGACTTCAGAAAGGTGAGCGCATAAAAACCAAACTGACCCAGCTTTTTGGAATCAGCCTCGATGAAGCGGGCCGAGCTACACGCATCAAAGCCAACAGTCCGCACTGGTCTGAACCCGAGTTCCCGCTCTGCGACAAGATGATGACCAGAACAGACTGCGTGAAGTGGCTGGAAGCATTTGGAATCCCGCATCAGGTGCCGCGTTCTGCCTGTGTATTCTGTCCGTACAAGTCAGACTACGAATGGCTGAAGCTCAGAGAATCCGATCCAGATGGATGGGCTAGAGCGGTCGAAATAGACGATGCACTCCGAGTTGAAGGAACCGTTTGCAATCGAAACCTCAATGAAAAGCTCTACATCCACAAAAGCTGTCGCCCCCTGAAAGAGGTGCACCTGACCGACGGAGAGCGCGGTCAATCAGCATTCAACTTTGAGTGCGAAGGTGGATGCGCTCTTTAACAAAAATTTCAGTACACCAACAAACCAAAACCAATGAGCAAAACAATCGTAGCCTGTGACCCCGGCGTGAACGGCGGGTTCGCAATCCACACCAAGGACGGGATCCTCCTGTTCGCAATGCCCGAATCATTGCCCGATATGGCGCAACTACTAATCGGATTCAAATTAGCAGATAGCCATCTCTGGATTGAGAAGGTCCCCAAGTTCGTGTCCAAGCTGACTCCTGCTGCTTCGGTCGCCACCCTGCACGAGAACTACGGCATCATCCAAGGATTGGCCTACTCCATTGGCTACGCCCTCCACCGCGTGGAACCCAAGGTATGGCAAGACCCTCTTGGACTGGGTGGTAAACGCTCTTGCGCCAACTCCGCGGAGTGGAAGCGCAAGCTCAAGGCGAAGGCCCAGGAACTGTATCCGCACCTAGATGTCACGCTTAAGAACTGTGACGCCCTGCTGGTCCTCCACTACGCCCAGGGAGGTGGTCGATGAGCGAGCAGGTCAAACGAATGATCAACGATGGTACCGGGGTGTACCAGATGAGCAGGAGCCAAGCCGGTGAAACCTATCGTGCAGCGAAGAAACTTAAAAGATATGAAGTCAGCTACTGGAACAGGAACAAAAAGAACAAGCAAACCCAAACGAAACCGTGAGCTTGTTAAACACGTTTTAGTGTCACCAGATGTGCATGCTGAGTTAAAGGCATACGCAATCAAAAATGGATATAGAACTCAGGGACTGGCAGATGAAGCAATTGCAGAATATCTAAAGAGACAGGAATCAAAATGAGCGAGCAAAACAAATCAGAGACGGTACGACTAACATTCAAAGGACTGCTGTCCATTTACCTGCCGGACGAGAAGGTGGCGGAAGTGTACAACGCCACCGAACTGTCCTGCCGCAGGAACAATTGGGGAATCGCAATCGACGAGAGCAACCGATTGGACTTTGTTCCGATGGTGAAGGTGGAGGAATCGAAATGAGCGCACCAATCAACGACGGAGGACCGGCGTTTCCAACTGCTGCAACCGCGACAACGCATGGATTCTATCAAGACGGTCAACCTTGCATGACCCATTACGGTTCGAGATCTGGTATCACTGTCAGAGACTACTTCGCGGCGGCTGCGTTGCAGGGAATCATCTCGGACGCGAGCGTTCCGGCCAGTAGCAAGAAGGATGGGGAATTGGTTTCCCGATCTGCCTATGAATACGCCGACGCGATGCTCAAAGCGAGGGAGGGCAAATGAGCGACGACACTTTAGCAAAACTCACAGGCGCAGTTGCTGTGAGCATGTTCATCATCGGAATTATCTTAGGATTCACCAGAGGTGACACGGCACTGAGAAAAGAAGCCATCCTCGCAAAAGCCGCCTACTACACAAACGACGCAAGCGGTAAACCGCAGTTCAAATGGAAGGAGTGCAAATGAGCGACACCCCGATATCAGACTCGACTCCGCACAACGTAGCCGATCTGGGGATGCGGATCAGGATGATCGAACGCGAACTCAACGCGGCCAATGCAATCATCCGGCAGCAGCAATTGCTGGATGAAGCAAACCTGCGGCTTCAAGACCACATCAAACGGTTGGAGGAATGGAAGGAGTCGGCATTGGCGGTTGAACGCGAATGGGACGCCAACGCCATCGCAACACTGCTCGGAGCAAAACTCGGAGAGTCTCAGCGCAAAGTGATTCAGCGCGAAGTGCCTCTACTTTTAGAACGCATCAAGCGGTTGGAGAAGTCCTCGCAGCAATTGAAATCATTAAATAATAAAATATGCGAGATAAATCTCAAAGTGTCTCAAGAGCGGCATGACTCGAATGTCCGCATCACCCAACTGGAGCAGGAGAACGACGCATTGAGAGCCGATCTGCTGCTGTGGGAGAACGGAGGGCCGTTGCCGTGAAACGCTACACCCACATCGTATTGCGACGAATGCCTCCTTTGAACGGATTCAGCATCAAGACTCCAGAAGGTAAGTTCCTGAGCGACATACGTCCACGGGGCATTGTGATGGAACTCAATCGTCTCAACGACCGGATCAAACAACTCGAAGCCAAAGTGGATGAACTCCACGACTTGGAGAAATGGTTGGAGGGAAGATGAACCCCGCATTCATCTACCGACATACGATGACCAGCGAGGTGCTGGTGGTGGATATGCAAGGAGCCAAGGATCTGGAAGCCGCCAGACCTTACTGGAAACTGCTGCACTCAATCAACGCGGTCGAGGTGCTGCATTTCATCATCAGACTGACACCACGGCAGAGAAACCGATACATCAAGTCACTTACTACCGAGAAACCATGAAACGCTGGAACAAGAAAGCATGGCCTTTACTGGCAGGAACCAAGAATGGAAACACCATCAGAGTCTGGTGCCCATATTGTCGGATTCACCATGTGCATGGATGGGACAAGGACTGTTCAGATTCCGATGCAACCCATCGAGTGGCACACTGCCTGCCTGGTGGACCATTCCGCGAGACAGGGTACTACATCACTGTGGAGCCAATACTATGACCATCGAAGAAATGAGAACCATTGACGGAGTGAAGACTTGGAAAGAGCTGGAGGAGGCCAAGGAGCGCATCGCGCACTTGGAGGCAGCCATCCGATCCACACTCGAAGCCAATCGGCATCTGGCCGACGGAGACAACTGCACCCTGATCGAACTCAAGAAAGTCCTACCAGACTACCCATGATCTACTCACAAGCAGGCCAATTGCCTCACCATCAGTACTGCTTCGTCGAAGCATCCTTCCTCGGATTATCCGGGGCAGCATTCATCCCCTGCGTCTGGTTCGGCCTAGTATCCATCCCAGGTCGGATGTGGGGCTGCACCATCATGCTTGAGTGCGGCGCGGTTTACCGGGCGGTGCCGCCTCACGCGCTAGCATTCGATCCACAGCCTGAACTCGACTGGCGCCCAGACCACGCCCAGCGATGGGACTGCTACGGAACCGACTTCACCACCATCGAGTACACCTTCCTCCGAGGACTCGAATGCCAGGTCAAATGCGCCGATCAAATCATCACCGGCGACTACCTCTTCACCGCCGCTCCCATCGGAGATAGCTGGAGCCGACAACCCAACCAAGCCAAGGAATTCATGTTCATCCGAACCGATGGCGAACGACTCACCATCCAGCCCACCGACAAGGTCATCTTCATCGAGAAGTCATTCACCGAACCTCAATGGCCCACCGGCCTGCGAACCACTGACAAAATCTACACCTGCGAATAGAAGGGGAAAATGACGATACTTCAACAATTGGGGTTGACCAAGGAGTCCATGTCTCGCATGGTGGGCCACGTCACTCCGTTCAAGGATCCGAACCCTCGGATCAACCGGCGGTGGCCGGCTGTTCCAACCGAGATCCGGGATGCCATCCTGAAAGAGGACAAGTCACGCACTTACCCAGAGTTGTCCAAAAAGTACAACATCTCACTGTCATGTGTATGGAACATCAAGAACAGCAAAAACAACAAACAACAATAGAGGAACTACAACGATGGAAACAGTTATGTCACGAATTGGCCGATTGCTTGGGATGCGGTTGCATAATCAAGCACGGCCTGTGTGTCCAGTGCCACAAAGCACAGAAGAGGTACCGAGCAATACAAACACCTTTGAGGTAGTGGCAGTTAGTAAGAAGAAGAAGGACAAGAAGCGAATATACATGAAACTCAGCGATTCAATCGATCAAGTTAACAAGCTGCGATCAGAAGGGCTTACCTATCGTCTCATCGGTGAACACTTCAAGATGTCCAAGCAGCGGGTCTATCAGATCATCAAAGCCGGTCAGCAGCGCGATATCGAGCGGGCCAAGTGGACCTACGGGCTCAGCGTTCGTAACGCTAAGCTGATGGACTTCCTCGAATTGAAATCCAAGGAGGCCGCTCGCAACGCGGTTCTATCTAGGGAGATCGCCCCTTTCAAGTGGGACAACTTCGGTCGCAAGTCCTACACCGACCTCTGCCAGTGGCTTGATGTCAAACCGCTTGAATCATTCAGCGGGAAGAAGTGTCCTCACTGCGGCCTTCAAACATGAGCAACCGTCACCAATACCCACTCGTTGAATCAATCAAGGTGGTCCGCCTCTCGGAGGGGCGGACCATCCGCATTACAAGGGATCGTACCAAGCAAGACCTCAAAGTGATCCACGGCGACGGAGACATCCATCTCACCTGCGTCGCTCAAGCCCATGATCCCATCGAGATGATCAAGACTTTGGCCCGCCTCGAAGACGTCCGATCAGTCGAACTCACCGACGCCAAGGGCAACGGCATCATAATCCACAAACAGAAATAACATGAACCAGTCCTCAACACACGACATCGTAACGGCACTCAAGATCGTCAGCTCCCAAATCGAATCACCAGATGGAGTCGCGCAAGCCCTCTGCCTCGAAGCAGCAAGTCGTCTCACTGACATGGTCAAGCTCACGAGCGACCTCACTGCACACGTCATCTCCAATCCTGTGCATCACCCTCGATGTAACTCAAAAACCAAGGGTACCTACTGCAATTGTATCCTGGCTCGCATCCTCCCCACATGAAGACCCCAAGACACGAGCAGCCATGGTACGAATGCCGCCTTGAAACCAACAAGAAGCCAGCCCCATTGACCGCAGAGGAACGTACCATCATGAGCGACATCAACCGAAAGCTCATCGAGGACGCCCCTCGCCTCATCGAATACGGCATCAAGAAAGGGTGGATCTCCTACCCAAAGAAGACTCGAGCCTACCACACATGGATCACCAAGGATAGTCCCCCACTCGAACAAGACGATTCGTCCGCGTTCGATACCAGTCCGTAGTCCAGCAACAAATCAACGACATGACAACGCTCCTCGAACGAGCGGCGCTTTGGCTCGCCAAGGTACCGCCAGCCATCTCCGGATCCGGAGGGCACTCACAAACCTACACCGCCGCCGTTGGCCTCGTCCACGGCTTCGGCCTATCAGACACAGACGCATTCACACTCCTGTCCGATTGGAACCGCTCATGCCAGCCACCTTGGCAGGACCGCGAACTCCTCCACAAGATCCGACAGGCCAATGAGAAGTCCCACTCCAAGCCCCGCGGGCACCTCGCCAATTCCTCGGCAAGCAGCCCCGCTGAGCCATTGGACCTGACACGGGTGCGGTTCAGTAGGCCAAAGCCTGTGGAGCCTCCGCGGGTGCCAGAGGGGTCCGTGGAGCCGTCCGCGCCATCAAACCCGCCCGCAGCCCCCATACCGGCCTCGCACGACGCATCGGAGTTCAAGCGGTTCCTCACATCCGCCTTCGCGGCCACCGAGGTGGTCTGCATCTGCGAGCAGGTCGAGGATGGTAGGCCAATCAGTGCCGGCTCATTCCTTCCCCTCGAGGACTGGATCGCTCGCTTCGATGATCCCGAGTCCATCCTGTTCCGCAGCGACCGAACCGATGGCGTCTTCGTACGCATCAACCCGTTCAAGCCCAACCTCTACAGCGGCTCCGACAACGATGTCAGCGCGTACCGCCATGTCCTGGTGGAGTTCGATTCCAAACCCAAGGCCGAGCAGGAACAGCTCCTCCGCTCCTCGGGCCTCCCCATCAGCGTCCTCATCGACTCCGGTGGCAAGTCCATCCATGCATGGGTCCGTGTCGATGCCCCCAACCGCAAGGAATGGGACGCCCGCAGGGACCTCATCTACTCGGCAATCCCCGATGTCGATCCCAAGAACAAGAACCCCTCGCGCTTCTCCCGGCTCCCCGGCTCCTGGCGGGGCGAAGAGAAGCAGAAGCTGTTGGACATCAACCTCGGCGCTCGATCATGGGAAGATTGGCTCACCGATCGGGAGACCGATGATGACAAGGCCACCGTCGTCACGGTCAAAGACCTCATCAACTTCGACCCGGACAAGGATCCGGATAACCTCATCGGCAAACGGTGGCTCACACGCGGATCCTCCATGATCATCTCCGGTGGCACCGGCATCGGGAAGTCATCCCTGATGATGCAGATCGTCATCCAGTGGGCCATGGGCAGGGACTTCTTCGGTGTTGCACCTGTACGACCACTCCGCATCGGTATCGTCCAAGCCGAGAACGACAAGGGCGACCTCGCCGAAGCATTCAAGGGCGTCATCAAGGGGCTGAACATGCACACGCCCGACATCCGCATCCTCCAAGAGAACCTGCACTTCCGCACCGAGGCCGTCCGCACCGGTGACGCATTCCTGGCCTACGCGAAGAGATTCATCACCCGATCGAAGCTCGATGTCATCATCGGAGATCCGCTCTTCTCCTACTTCGGGGGAGACCTCAGCGACCAGGGCGAGGTCAGCGTGTTCTTGAGGAACAAACTCCAGCCCATCCTCCACCAGACCAAGGTCGCTTGGATCTGGATGCACCACATCAGCAAAGCCCAGCGGAAGGACGGCGAACCCATGACCACCATGGAACTCGCCCACTCCGGGTTCGGATCCAGCGAACTCGCCAACTGGGCGCGGGAGATCGCGGTCTTGGTAGAAGTAGGCCAGTCGAAGCCTCGACGGTTCCAACTGGCCTTCTGCAAGCGCGGATCAAGGCTGGATGCTAACTCACTACATCTTCAGCATTCTCCCAAGGATATTCTGTGGGAGCAGTGGAATCCCATGGTGATGACCGGGGCGCAACTGAAGGAGCCGCAGCCACCGAAGAAGCCTTCTTATCCTCGTCGAGGGCGTCGCGCATAGCCTTAAACCAGTCCTCTCCATCAGCCGCTTTCTCTTCGGGGGGAGCGGCTTGTTGCTGTTGGGGTTTCGAATCCAGATCATCCTCCTCCGAGTCGGCCACATCATCGGTCTTCCTGCCTCCCTTGCGACGACGCAGCCACACGACCTCACCCTTCACCTTACGAAGCTCAGACCTCAGCGAGGATATATCACGCTTCATCTCAGTGATCATTGCCAATAGCATTGATACCTTATCAACCTCCTCGGCGGGAACCCAATCACAACCACGCCACTGGCGATGGATACGATCGAATATCAATACCGCGCTCTTCATGTGGCGCATCGAATCAAACGCACGAAGCGCACGGCCAAGATCGCATTTCAGATTCTCGCGAATGTAGGTCACGACCTCGGACCGAGTAGGGTCGGCGTCGTGCCTCATCGGCGGCATCAGGCGGAACATGGCGCGGAGGGTGGAACCGTTCTCTAGATAACTCATAGGAGAACCAAGGTACGTTCTCCCGGGGCACCCGTCAAGTATCCAGAAGGAACTTCCAATCACGGTCCCAGAAAGTTCCGCGCCCCCCCCGCTATCTCCCCTAAAAGGGAGTCTTACTACTCCCTTAAAAGGGAGTCAAAAATAGCATCGCCGAGACGCTGCGGGGGCGTTTCAAGACGCCCCGCGCTCGGCGGCAATTTTTGAGAACCCCTGATTCCGGATTGCGAAACTTGGAAGCAGGGAAGCAGGGATCCGGGGATCCGGAGGATGGGAGGTAGGGGTATCCGGACGCTGGGACCGGAATGCTTGGTCCGATGGATGGATGTGGATGCCTCGCAATCGATCAGAAAGGGGTCGCCAGTGCGTCGGAGGGGGGATTCCGCATCAAATTGCGAAAGCGGGGTCCGCGGGGCTGGAAACGGAAAGCCCCCGGATGGGTGGTCCGAGGGCTCCGCGGAGTGGTGATGGGGATGTTTGGCCTACTCGGCAATGAAGAAGTCCGCCTCCTCGCCGTTCATCGTCACGCCGTCCACCCATGTCAGACCAATGCAGTCATCGTTGTAGTCGAACCGGATCAGGAAGTCATTGAGCTTGGGAGCGTATATCACTCGGTACCCATGGTTCTTCCAATGCACAGTCTTGCCATCTCTCACAGCAGACTTGATCTCGCTTAGTGTCATATCGTTGGCCTGTTGTTTGTATATCAGCGCAGGTTGAAAGCCTCTCGCCACGCCAGATAGTCGTGCGTCAGGTCCGTCGAGAATCGGTACACACCGATGTCAGGCATGCCGTCAGCACGGAGACAGGTGACGAATAGCCATCGCTCACCGCACATCACGAAGGGCTCCTCGCAGTCACGCAGACGCAGGAAGGGAACAAGGGGAATGCTCATGTCGGGACACACCCTACCGCTCCATGCTCAGTCGTCAAGCGTGAAAGTGTGGGGATGGAATAAATCGCTTCTACCGCTCCATGCTCGCGGGATGCCGCTCCATGCTCGGGGCTCCGCGGATTCCGGATTTCAAGATTCCGAATTCCGAATTCTGTATGGCGTATGGGCCGGTGCATAAGTTGTGGGCGCGGATCATAAACGGAGGGGTGGGACATGCCATGTCCTATGGGTAGGGGCGCAATGCATCGGGGAGCAATGCATTGGGGAATCATGCATTGGAGTGCAAGGGTAATGGGCAACCTGGCGGAGAGGTTGACTGGGAAGGAAGGAAGGAAGGGAACCGAGTGGACGCCGGATCCGGGCAAAGAAAAGCCCCGCAGGGCGAACCATACGGGGGCGAAGGGGGAGAGTGGCCGACTATCAACCGTTGCCCGCTAGGGCGGAGAGGACCATAAGGGCAACGAAGAAAGCGCCAAGCAAGAGGTAGCCAAGGGCACGGAATAGATCGGTCATTCCAAAGCCTCGATTAAAAGCGAAAACTCCCGGGCGTGCTCTTCAAGTAGGAAAGTGTGGGTTGTTTTCATGATCAGATCATGCCAAGGGCGATCAGAAGTGAAGGGCACCCATGGGAGCAGCGCCCGTCTGGTTCGACAATGCAACCCTCAGTGCAACAAGCGGGCGAGGTGCCATCGAACATAGCATGGCGGGCGTATTCAAAAGCGCCGTCTTCGGATGGTTCCCAACCCTCGTTTTCAAGCGCTTCCATGGCGCTGATTCGGTACGGGTTGCGGGTTGCGGTAGGGACTTGTGTGGTTTTCATGTTTTCTTGTAAGGGCGTCAATTGCCCGCGCAACCTACGGAGTCGCCCCCATAGGCTGACCGGACAACTCACACACTGGCCGACTCAATGAAGTGTCGACGTCCGGTCCCGTGCACCGGGATGTGGATTGAGCGGACACCGGAACGGGAGCCCGCGCAGGCTAGGCAATCGGCGCAGGGAGTGCCGACTCGGTCGGAGGCGCACAGGGTTTCCACCGTGTGATGATCGGTATCGGGTGTCACACGGAAGGTGCTCCACCCCATGGACCGGGCAATCACAAGCTCAGCGATGCAATCCACGGAGGCCATCAAAAGCGATTTCCACCCTTGCAAGGAGGGTTTTCTCCACTGATGGGTGTAGCCCGTGTGACCGCTTGCAACGCCCGCGATCGCGAGGGCGAGGCTCAAAGGGATATGGGTAGGATCGCCATATGCGCCGAATCGGACTTTCCTTCCAACGAAACACTCGAGACTGCGCAAGGGAGAGTATCGGCCCGCTTTCCACGCTTTCCAAATCCCTTGGGGAGCTTGGCCGGGATTTACGTAGCATGTCCTTTCCACACCGAAGCGACCGTTTTCTTCGTGCCCGCGATGGACGCAATTGCCGCAGATCAAACGGTCCAACCCCGTTCGAATTGCTTCGGTAGGGGAAACGGCTTTGACAAGAATCCAAATTTGGATCATATCGCCCGTTTTCCGATTGTCGGAAGGGGAAGAGAAGCCGGTCGCGATGATCACGCGGTCGCGATCCTCGTGAAGGACAAATCCGTTCAAAGGGCACCTCCGTTGATCACGGTAAAACGAACATTGTGGCCCGTCGTTTCATTGGGACCGGTGCTGTAGCCTATGAAAGCGGCAAACTCCACGATGGACAGGTTCCGGGTGTAGGAATCCTCCACGAGGGTTCGGACGATACCACGGCGACCGAATGCCCGCCGGGCGGCACGTTTCGCGAAAACCCCGGCGGCGTCCCGGATAGAATCGGAGCGGACGGAGCGGAAGCCGTTGCAACGGTAAAGAGTCAATTTGCACCTCCGATCAAAGCATCGGCCAAAAGCCAGATGACCGGGAGGAGGAGGAGGTGAAGCGCTAGGAATCCTAGAGCACGGAGGAGTTTTGAGCGTGTTTTCATGGTGTAGGAAGGAACCGACTATCGGTTCACGGGGGAAGAATGCAACGGAAGGCGGTACTTGTCAACACCGGTTCACATTTATTTCAGAGTGGTTCACTTTGTGGGGCAAAGTGAATCCATGGCCAAGGTGAAGGAAAAGGAAGTAGTTGTGGTGGAAAGGGTGGAAAGGAAAGAGGCACCAATTCCTTCTGTCCGGAAGCCACTAAAAAAAGGTCCTCCACCAAAGGAGGTTGCTCCTTCCAATTGGAACCGGGTCCTCGACGGCGCTTCACTCGGGATCCCTTTCGATCGCTTGTGTCACCTTGCAGGCATGACGGATAAAACCTTCGCCAAGTACTTGCTGCGATACCCTGAACGAAAGGAGGAGATCGATGCTGCGAAAACCAGGGGCGAGTATGACCTCACATCCGTAGTCCGTTCCTGCGGTCCCGGATGGCAAGGCTCCGCATGGTTACTGGAGCGAACGAGAGGCTACGTAGCTCGCGCTCAATTGGAACACACTGGTAAAGGTGGGAAGGAGTTGTCAGTAAGCGGTGCACTACTCGGTGCCTTCGGAGGGGGGAAGTAAGACTTCTATGCATCCGAGTCCAATGGATCAGGAACCAATGGATGGCAGTTCAATGCATAGGACCACGGGGTACCAGGACCCCCAAGAGGGGGGTGGGTGTTACCTATATACCCCCTCCCCGTCCCACACCAAATTTTATGCCCGTCAAGCAAATTAAGCGCAAGAAATCCCCTTCACTTGGCATGGGTTCTCACATCCCTGCGTGGAAGCAGCGCAAGCTCTTGGAGGAGGCTCAGCAGCTGAAGAACTTCCCCAAGATGATGCTTGGCCTACGTGAAACCTACGCGTGGCAGGAGGCGGTGTTGGGGGCGTTGAACGAGAAGCACTCGAAGGTGGCGTTGAAAGCTGCGAACGGCTCTGGCAAGACGAGCATGGTAGCGGCGAGCGCGGTGGTATGGCACATGCTCCGCTGGCCGGGGAGCTTGGTGGTTTGTACCGCTGGTGTGTACCGACAGGTGGCCGACGCGTTGTGGCCTCACCTGCGGAAGATGATCAATGGGTTGGGAGGGGAGGAGAATGGATTCTCGATCAAGGATGGCGAGATCCGGTATGTGTACCCGAAGAAAGTGGACGGTCAGGAGCTGATCAGCCGGTGTATTGGGTTCTCAGCCAGCAACCCGGAGAAGGCGGAGGGCTGGCACGTGCAGGGTCCGAGCAATGACTTGATGTACATTGTGGACGAGGCGAAGGCGGTACCGGACGGGATATTCCAGTCGATGGAGCGGTGCCAGCCGACGCGGACTCTGCTGATGAGTAGTCCTGGTGGCAGCTCCGGGTACTTCTACGATGTATTCCGACGGAATGATGGCAAGTGGCAGACCTTTACCGTTACCGCTTACGACTGCCCGCATATCCGGAAGGAGTGGATTGATGAGCAGATGGCCCGCTGGGGCGAGGGTCATCCATTGGTTCGCTCAATGATCTACGCGGAGTTCATGGAGGATGACGGGAGTCTCACGGCGGTCAAAACTGCTGACTGGCAGAAGGTTGTGAGTGGCCCACCCAAGGAGGATACGGAGGGGCACCGATTGACCGCGGGCTGCGATTTCAGCGCCGGCGGGGATGAGAGCGTGATGGTGGTGCGCCATGGGAACACGGTGAAGGGGCTGATCCGCTGGCGGGACAAGGACACGATGGCCAGTGTGGGTCGTTTCATCAGCGAGTTCCGCAAATGGAAGCTGAAGGCCGAGGACATCTACGCGGATGTGGGTGGCATGGGGGTTGTCATGTGCGACGCCCTCAGGGCGGAGGGCTGGGATGTGAGGCGGGTGAATTTCGGGGAGCGGGCCATCCGGGATGATCAGTTCGTGAACCGTGCGGCTGAGATGTGGATTGAGTTCGGGCGGATGGTGGAGGAGGGGAAGGTGAACCTGGGGCCGGTGGGGACGGACGAGGTGCTGTTGCAGCAGTTCGTGAGCAGGAAGGTGCGGACGAACGGGAAGGGGAAGTTGACGCTGGAGGGGAAGGATGAGCTACGCGCCAGAGGGGTGAACAGTCCGGATCGGGCGGATGCGATGGTATTGGCCTTCTGTGGTGGTGGCGGGAAGCGGATGGACGAGTACATGAAGGCGCTGGGCGAGGATGGGCGGAGCCTGCTGGAGCGGATGGAGGATGAGCTTGGAGCAATTGAGCCGGAGGGGGTTGCGCTTGCTGGTTGCGAGGTAGGGGGATAAAGGAGGGGAGGACATTTATGATGAGCGATAAACAGCGGAATGCGTTGCAGGGGCAGATTGTTGAGGCCGTGGGCCAGCGGAGCCCGTGGGAGCTGCGGCAGACTCGGTGGTATGAGTTGCGCCATCATGGTCTTCGCCGGACGAACAAGCCCTGGCCGAAGGCCGCGGATCTGCATTGGCCGCTGATCGATACCGCGATCGAGAAGCTCAAGCCGCTATTCCTCCAGCAGGCGCTGGGGATGGATGTGGTGGCCAGCTTTGTGCCGATGAGGCAGCAGTTGAACGCGTACACGAAGGTGGCGGAGGACTGGTTCAATTATAAGATCCGGGAGAAGACCAACTTTACTGACGAGGTCCTCTCCTGGGTGGATTACACGCTGATGAGCGGGCGCGGGGTGATGAAGTGCTTCTGGAATCCGGGTGATAAGCGGGTGGGGTTTGAGGCGGTGGACCCGATGTATTTTGTGGTGCCGGCGTATACCACGGATTTGCAGGATGCGGACTGGGCGGTGCATGTGATGCCGATGAGTGTGCCAGCGTACAAGCGGATGGCTGGCCAGTTTGGGTGGAAGTCGGACTCCAAGACGATTGAGAAGATCCGGGGGAACCCGCAGCAGGATGACAATATCCCGGGCGCGGCGACCGAGGACGATGCGAAGCAGTTGCGCGAGGGTATCACGTACACCAACAACACCGATGGTGTGATTGTCTGGGAGGTGTACCGGAAGCGGGATGACGGGGTGTGGGAGGTGTATCTGTATAGCCCCGCGGCGGTGGATCTGGATCTGCGGGATCCCATGGAGCTCCCGTATGACCATGGCCAACTGCCATTCATCGATTTCCCCTACGAGATCAAGGACAAGGGCTGGTTCAGCCCACGTGGAGTGTGCGAGATCCTGGCTCCGTTCGAGCTGTCTATGACCTCGATGTGGAACCACAAGCATGATGCGATGACGCTGTACAATCGCCCGCTGTTCCGGGCGGAGCGGGAGTTGCCCAATAGCATCAACCTGCGGTTCCAGCCGGGGCAGATTCTCCCGTACGGGGTCGCTCCGGTGCAGATGCCGCAGCCGCCGGTGAGCTTTGATCAGGAGCTGAACCAGACGCGGGCCGTGGCTGAGAACCGGATCGGTAGCCCGGATTACGCGATGGGCAGTGTGATGAGCGGTGGAAGTGATCGGAGGACCGCGACCGAGATCCAGAGCATCAACGCTCAGGCCATGCAGAGCGGGGATCTCCGGGCTCGGCTGTTCCGCATGGCACTGGGCAAATTGTACCGGCAGGCGTGGGGCTTGTATGTGCAGTATGATTCCAAGAGCCTGCGGTACCGGTTTGCGGAGGACTCGTTGGAGGCGGACCCGATTGCGTTGCACGATCAGTACGAGCTGGAGCCGAAGGGTGGCATGGACATGGTGAGCCGGCAGATGATGGTTCAGCAGGCCATTAACCGGAAGCAGTTGTTCATGAACTCGCCCTGGGTGGATCAGGTGGAGCTGGATAAGAGCATCATGGAGTTGGATGACCCGAGCCTTGTGAAGCGGCTGCTCCGGGATCCGGGCCAGAAGGCGGCGGACGAGCTGGAGGACGAGACCAAGACCATACCAACGCTCTTGGTTGGTATTCCGGTGCCGGCCAAGCCGGGTCAGAATTATGCGGGTCGGATCGGGGTGCTGATGCAGTACCTGAATGGTGCGATTCAGCAGGGGCAGCAACTGAGTCCGGTGAGCCAGAACGCGTTCATGATGCGGATCGATAGCCTGCTCCAGGGCTACGAGCAGGTGGCTACGAACGAGGCGAGGAAGCTGCGGAAGGATATCCAGAAGTTCTTCGAGAGCACGGGATTGCTCGCTTCCTCGCAACCCCCCGCTCCGGTTCCCGCGGAGGTAGCGGCTCCCGCTGAACAAGCCCAGATGATGTGATGATCACCGTGACATGTAAGGATTGTCGGTTCTATTGTGTGGACGGGACCTGCCGCAGGTTCCCGCCCGCGGGGAGACCTAGTTGTTGGCCAACTCTCAATGCCAATGACTGGTGCGGAGAGTTCGAGAATAAGAAGATTATGATACCACTCACCGAGGGAACCGTCGTCCAATGCAGCGTCGCACCGGCCACACCGCGGGAGATAGAGCCGGGAGGATTGCAGGCGCTCGAAGAGGGTGTTCCGCCGAAGGTGCGATTCCAGCGGAAGAAGCCGGTGTCCGATCTTAAGGAGATTCAGGAATCACCAATCTTTGGAGAGGGCTGATATGGCTGAATACCAAGGCAAGAAGGTTACGCTCAACAAGCCCTTCTACACATCTGGTGAACGGAAAAAGAGTGCGGTGTACGTTCGCAATCCCAAGGGTACCGTGATCAAGGTCCGCTTCGGCGATCCAAAAATGGAGATCAAGCGGGACAACCCAAAGAACCTAAAGAACTTCCGAGAACGCATGAACTGCGATACGGCCACGGACAAGACCACGCCGCGGCATTGGTCGTGCAAAGCGTGGCGACCCATTTCCTAACATGAAAAAGAAATCCAAGTTCAGTAAGCTCGCCACCGAACTCAAGAAAGAGGGTGCCGATGATCCCCGCGCTCTTGCCGCCTACATCGGTCGCAAGAAGCTCGGTGCCGCGGAGTTCATGCGCCGTCAGGCCGCAGGTCGGAAGAAGGCCGCAAAGTAACCATGATCTCCATCATCGCACGAGTCCGCGCTGCTTGGACCTTTGGCCGACATCAGTGCTGGGTAAACCCGCTACCATGGCGCAAGGAAGACGCCAATGCACTGAGCAACTTCTTCAAGAGCGATAGCGGGAAACGCTTCAAGGACGCTTTGCTGAATACCGTTCTCATGCAGAACGCTTCAGCCATAACTGACCGAAACCATTTGCAATACTCATCAGGTTTTGCAATGGGTCAGGCCAGTCTTGTGAAGGTCATCGAGATGATGGCCGACCAAGAATCAATTACGGGGCAGGAGGATGATCCGGATTCTGCCACGAACACATAGGATCAAAGTTGCGGTTGCCGGTCTGTGCGGACCAGCAAACGAGTAAAAGCACAATATGCCAGATGATACACTGAGTGCCGATGCGATGCTCGCTTTGGCCAATGACTACGATGCCGGTGTCGATATCGACAGCCAGCCCAAGGAGCAGTCTCCCAATAACAATGAGACGGCTCCTGCTGAGCAAGATTCCTCCGATGCGGGGAGTGCCGGTAAAGAGGTCGATGGTGGCGAGCAGGAAGTAGGCACGAAATCGGAGCCAGAAGCAAAGGCTGAGAAGAAGACCGAGCAGAAGACGGAGAAAGATAAGAGCAGTAAGTTCGCTCAGGAACAGAACCGAAAGGCGAAGACCTGGGAGCAAATCAACGCTGAGAAGGAGGCCCTCAAGGCTGAGCGCGAAGCGGTGAGGCGGGAAAGGGAGGAGTGGGGCAAGCAGCGGGAGCAATCCAAAGCTGCTGAGACCAGTTCCTTCCGAGATGAGAAGGGCTACACGGCGGAGGACTACGAGGCTGCGGCCAAGGAGTTCGATGCTGATGGCGATTCTCAGTTGGCCAAGGCAGCGCGATCCAAGGCTGACGGAGTCCGAAAAGCTGCTACAGAGCGACAGCAGAAGGTACAGCAGGAGAAGTTCGCGAAGGCATGGTCTGATTCGTTTTCCCGGTTGTCCGAGAAGGAGACTTGGTTGAAGGATCAGAGCAGCCCCGAGTACAAACGTACTGTCGAACTGCTCCAGAAGGTGCCGATGCTGACATCAATGCCCGATGGACTTGTCCATGCGGTGGAATTGATGAAGCTCCAGGACACTGCGGGAAAAGCTCAGTCGATCGAGGCCGAGAACAAGGCTCTGAAGGAACAACTCAATAAGCTCCAGCAGAAGACCGCTATTGGTAAAAGCGTACCGGCAGGACAACTTAAGGCTGAGGAGAAAGATTTCTCGAAGCTGTCTCTCAAGGAGCAGAGGGAGGCGCTGTTGAAAGCGTCGAGGGCGTTCGACCGGGACGAAAACTGATAGAACAACCACAACTCAAATATGCCAGTTACTACTTCAACCACGCTCACGAGCCAGTTCCAGAACTACTTCAGCAAGGAGCTGCTCTCCATCGTTCAACAGGAGACGATCCTCGATCAGTTCTCCATGAAGGCTCCGATCCCAAAGAACAATGGTAACAAGGCCATCTCGATGTTCCGTTTCGGACCTCCGAGCATCGGAAGTGTTCAGACCATCAGCTCCGAAGGTGCGGCCATCAGCTCCGCCAACTACCGCGCTCTGGCCCTCAACAGCCTGAGCAAGTCGCTGGCACAGTACGGCCAGGTCATCGGATTGACCGACATCCTCCGCGCCACCGACCTGTTCAACTCGCTCCAGCAGGCCACCAAGACCTCCGGTCTGGACATGGCCCTCTGGGTTGACTCGGTGATCCGCAACACCCTGATCGGCTCCAACCTCACCGCCAGCGGTTCCTCCATCGGTTCCGCCGCCGAGGGTGGTGGTACGTTCGACAACTCGGACGCCGTGAACACTGTGGCCAGCTCCGGAGGCGTGAAGGTGTACGGTAACCCCGCCACCCTGACCACGCAGAGCTTCTCTGCGCTGAACAGCGACACCACCGCGGCCAACACCACGATGACCGCTTCGGCTGTCCTCGATTCCATGACCCGCCTGAAGCGCAACCGCGCCCCGCTGATCAACGGCGGTTACGTCTTGGCCACCGACCCCCGTGTGACCCGCGACCTGATGCGCGATGCTGACTGGTTGAACGCCTCCAACTACGGCAACAAGGGCCAGCCGTTCTACAAGGGCGAGGTCGGCTCCATCTACGGTTGCCGCGTGGTCACCCAGACCAACTCGTTCGTCAGCACCGGCTCCGGTACCGCTGCCGATGAGTTCGTTTATCAGGCGACCTCCGCCGGTGGCGGTCTGGCCGTCAGCAAGGACATCATCGCCTCGTTCTTCTTCGGTAACGAGTCGTTCGGTATCCCTGCTCTGACCGGTGATGATCCGTTGTCCCCGCGCATCGTGATCACCGACACCCCCGACAAGTCGGATCCGTTGAACCAGCTCGTCACCGTTGGTGTGAAGCTGTACTTCGCCGCTCTGCGTCTGGCCGCTGGTAACACCGGTTCCACCGGTAACCCGGTGTGGTACCTCGTCCATCGGACCAAGACCTCGACCACGCTGTAATATGCGACCCAGGAAGACGGCCACCATCATGGTGATTGCCGTTAGCCCGAGGGGGCATCATCGTAAAGGTGGTGCCCCCTCTTCTCATTCCGCTTGCGGATGCGATGAGGCTGACAACAATGCACCCATGATTTCTATTCCGCTCGAAGCCCTTTCCACTGACATGGAGGATGGCCAACAGGCCATGCCCGAGGTCGGTGATGAAGTGGTTTTGGACGATGTTCGCGGTGTCCTCAAGAAGCTCGAGAACGGCGAGGCCTACATCGAGATCCGCAGCGTCAACGGCATGCCCGCTGAGTACGAGAACAAGAGCGAGAAGGCCATGGCCTCCAAGGAGCCGATGGACGAGAAGGGTATGCGGGAGATGGTTGAGGAGTACGACAGCGAAATGGAGTCCTAAGATGCCGATCTACACCTTCGAGAACAATGGCAAGTCCATCGAGCATATCGCTCCGATGGGTACCGACTCTGTTGTCCTTGATGGGAAGCGGTGGATGCGACAACCGGTGGCCCGCTTCGGGGTCACCGGCTTTGCTCGCGAGACCGAACTCAAGGACAACGTGAAGAAGGGATTCAGCCGCATGGAAGAGCGCCAAGGATCCCGCTTCGAGAGCACTTTCACCAAGAATCAAATCCGGAAGATCTGGGATATATGAGCGACGTAGCAAATCAGGCCATCGAGTATTCGATGGGACAGGGCGGCTTTCAACTGGTGACAGCCACCACGCTGACCACTGGCCCGTTTGTGGCCATCACCACCATCGCCCCTACCACCTTTAGCTCGATCACCGGTGGCAACATCAGCGGATCCTGGTCCACGGCGACCATCCCTGCTGGCATTACGCTTCCTGGGCCGATCACGAGCTTCCAGATTTCCAGCGGTCAGGTGATCGCATTCAATGGCGTGATTCAATCGTGACACTCGCTCTCGGCACACGACTGGTATCGAACGGCGGGGGTAATGTTACCCCTGGCGATCTGCCTATCCTGCGCCGGGACCTGCTCCAGGAGGACGACTTCTTCGTTCTGCTGGAGGATGGTGACAAGATCGTCATCACGTTTGGGACTTTCGATTCCGTCTTGTTGGAGGACGCGTCGTTCCTGCTGCAAGAGGACAGTGGCAAACTCATCATTCAAGCTAACTAACAGTTTATGGCAGATACAAAGATCACAGCACTGACGGCGATCTCGACCGTCGATCCCGCGGTGGATGTCCTTCCCATTGTCGATGTCAGTGACACGACGATGGCTGCATCGGGCACCACGAAGAAAATCACCAGCAACCAGATCCTCGGGGCCGGCGGCACCGCCACCCTCGCCTCCGCCACCATCACCGGCGATCTGACGGTAGCTTCCAGCATTCTGAAGGTTACCGGAGGCAATGTCGGCATCAACACCGCGACTCCGACCAATACGGCAGGATACAAGACTCTGGAAATCGTCGGAACCGGAGTGAATACGGGCGGAATGATCCGCATGAAGTCGAGCGATGCGAGCGTCAGTTCGTATGATTTTGTCGATAATAACGGTCGAGGGATTTTCGCTGTCAGCAATCACAACCTGCGCTTTGGTTGCAACGACATTGAACAGTATCGGATCCAGCCGCTGGGTATCTTCACTTGGTACGACGGCGCAGGCGGCACCCGAATGACCCTGAACTCCACGGGGCTGGCTATTGGTGGTTCTGCGTTTTCAATATCAAGATTGACGTTGGTCAGTTCTGCTTCAAATGACTGTCTGTTTTCGCTCCAGAAGTCTGGAACAGCAAGA